ATCAACGTGAACGGCACCGAAGTGTTGGCCAAGGCCCACGCCTCGACCACGCCTCACGCCTACGTTGCCGCGACCGCGGTTGTCGCCAAGTTCGCCTCCATGGCGAGCTACGACCTGCTCGAACTGAACGCCGGGGAGATTCACATCTTCCTCGAAGTCGCCCAGCTCGATTCGTTGACCTGATGACCCCATTTGCGGCCCCGCCGGTTGTGTTGTTTGCGCATCCGACGGACATGGGAAGACCCGGCGGGGCCCGCAAAACCATCTCATGATCTTGGACGAAAACGCGTTGGATGGAGAACTTGGCGAACTCGTCAAGGAGGAGCTTATTCGCGGCTGGCAGTATGACGCCGTGATGGCCAAGACGCGGCAAGCGCGGATTGCCCAGGCCAATGCCCGGCTGGAGCACGCGCACATCGAAGGGGTAGGACAACACGTGGCGTCGATTGACGCCTTTGCTTTTTACGATTGGGAACGGCGCAACCCCGGCGTGACGCGGGATCGCCACTGGCTCAAGTCCCTGCTGCGCGACAATCCGGAGTGTCGCGTCGAGAGCCGCAGCGCTCAGACCAAAGTGAGCTTTGCCGGATTAGATTTTCGCCCTGCTGAACCCAGCGGGGTTTGCCCTGTATGACCTACCAGAAGCCCGAGACCAAAGACATTGCCGGCTACCTCTCAAATATCCAAGAGGCGGAGAGCGATGTTGCCGGGTATTTGGACAAGAAGCAGCGGAACTACGAGGTCCGGCACGCGATCTGGAGCGGACAAGACCCGAGCGGACGCAAGAAGTCCGCCGCCTTGGGGTATGCCGCGTTTCCGTGGGATGGCGCCAGTGATGCGCGGATTCGCCTGGCCGATCAAATCGTGAACGAGAACTGCGCCCTGCTCGTTAATTCATTTTTCCGCTCGAAGTTGCAATTACAGCCCGTGGAAACGAGCGATGCGGCGGCGAAGATTGCCGCGGAAACCGCCGTCAAATGGATGCTGTTTCAGCACTGCGCTGATGACCTGCGCCGCGAAGTCGAGCTGCTGGCGCAATACCAGGAGCAATACGGCCTCGGCATTATGGCCGTGAACTGGCGCCGCACCACGCGCACCGAGGAGAAAACCATCACCCTCGATGACCTCAACGCCATGCTCGCCGAAACCGGCAACCCGATTTTGCAGGTGCTCTTGGAGAGCATCATGGACCCATTGCAGGAAGCCGACGCCGCCGCGATGCTGCGCGAGATTGTGGGCGAGGAGGCGGGCAAGGTCGGGGTGGTGCGCGATCTGCGCAACACCGGCGCCGCGACCTACGAGAATCCTTACCTCTTCGAGAACCGTCCGGAGTTTGTCGCCTTGGAGCCGTGGGAAGATATTTACTTCCCGGCCAGCACGAGTGACTTGCAGCGGGCGCGGTTTATCGCCTGGCGGGAGATTGTCACCGAGGCGGAATTGCGCGAGCGCGTGCTGACCGATGGCTACGATGAAGCCTTTGTTGAAGCCGCCATGCGTCACAAGGGCATGTATCGGCGGCCGATCCGCAACTACTACCGCAGCGAAATCATCTCGCTCGAAACCGAGCGGGAGATGGTGGAGATTTGGCATTACTACGACAAGAAGGCCGATGAGAAGACCGGCGCCACGCGCATCCATTACTGCGTGCTGCACCCGAGCGTGCCGGAAAACGTGGGCCTGAGCGAGTTGCTGCCGTATCACCATCAGCAATACCCGTTCGTCGAATTTGCCCGCGAGCGGGTGAGTCGGTGTCTGCTCGAAAGTCGCGGCGTGCCGGAGATTCTGGAGTCGGCCCAGCTGGAGATCAAAACCCAGCGGGATTATCGCAGCGACCGCGCTTCGATCAGCACGTTGCCGCCGGTGCGCGTGCCGGCCAATCGTGGCAAGGTCAACATGATCTTCGGACCCGGCGCCCAGGTTGCGGAACGGCGACCGAATGAGTTTGGCTGGATGGACCCGCCGCGATTCGACCAAGGCACCATCGAGATTGAGAACGCCACGCGGGCGGACGTGGACCAATACTTCGGACGATTCAGCGGCGCCGTGCCGCCGCAGTTGTCCATGCTCATGCAGCAAACCGCTGTGGATCGCTGGCTCCGCAGTTGCAAGGCGCTGACGGCCCAGGCGTTTGCCTTAATGCAGCAATACCTTTCGGACACCGAGATCCTGCGCGTCGCCGGATCTTTGCCCGCGCCGTTCCAAGTGAGCCGCGAGGCGATACAGGGCAAGTTTGACCTCACGGCGGAGTTCGATGTGCGTGACTTGGACAATGAATTTCTCGGCAAGAAGCTGGATTATATCGCCAAGTTGGCCGTGCCGCTCGACGTGGCCGGGGTGATTGACCGCGCCAGTCTGGTGAAGTTTGTCATGAGCGCCGTTGATCCGTCGCTCGCCGCCCAAGTGGTGCGCAGCACGGAAGCCGCCACGGCCGCCGAGGCGGAAGACGAGCAGCTGGCCTACACGAAGATCGCCGCGGGCACCGAGCCGCCGTTGCCGCAAGAGGGGATCAATGCCCAGCTCCGCTTGCAGGTCTTGCAAGGCATTGTCCAGGCCAACCCCGCCGTGCAGCAACGCTACGGGCAGGATGAGATTTTCCGCAAGATGATGGATGCGCGGATGCAAGCGCTCCAATTCCAACTGCAACAAATCCAAAACGCGCAGATTGGTCGCGTCGGTGCCGCGCCCGCTCTGGCGCCCGCCGCCCCGGCGCCGATGGCCGCTTAACGCTATGAATCCGAACGTCCAAGTCCGCAACATCGCCGGCCTCAACATCCCGCAGCACACGACCGTCGAGCTGAACTACGTCGGGACCACGAACAACCTTTCCACCGTCGTCTATAAAGAAGGAACCAACACCGTAGCGACCCTGACCTTCACCTACGTCGGCGGCACACCTTCCAGCGACGACGCGAAGATCGCCTCCGTGACACGCAGCTAATGGGCATCAAGTTCAATCCTTTCACGAGCAACTTCGATTTGGCGGGATCGTCGGACGCTGCGCCGTTTGCCGGACAGGTGAACGCCTACACCGATCTTCCGCTTGACAGCACCGCCGCGCTCAACTCCCGCTGGCTGGTCAAAAACAATTCTGGCACTTGGCCCTTCTCGTCTTACAAGCAGGCCGGCATCTATATCCGCGTCAACACCGCCGGCGTCTCCCGCGACACCGACTACCAATTCGTCGGAACGCTCCCCTCGGTGATGAACGACAATGAGTTTCTTGTCTATGATGACGCGGACGCCACCAAGAACTTAAAGTTCCAACTCTCCAGCATCACCACCGGCACCACCCGCACGCTGACCGTCCCGAACAAAAGCGGCACCCTCGCCACGACCGACGCGGGAGACATGGCCAGCGGCACCCTCGCCGACGCCCGGCTGTCCAGCAACGTCCCGCTCAAAGACGCGGCCAACACCTTCACGCAAAACCAAACGCTTAACGGCACGAACAATGTTGCGCCGAACCAGACGGCGGCGAGCGGGTCGTCGGTTATGACGCGGGATTTGGTCGATGTTCGCAACACGGCGCTGTGGGTGCCGATTGGCGGTCGCCCAAATAACGCGCAAGCCAACGGGTCAAATTGGGCTTTTGTCCCGTGGGGTGTAGCTACCGCGGGAGAGTGCTATCTAATTCCTGTCACGCACAAAAATTTGGCTGCCATGTATATTAACATCGCTTTCACTGGCGCCCCCATCGCTGCAACTTTTGCTGTGGATTTATTTTTTGGCAACAGCACAGGCAGCAACGCAGCTGCCAACCCCACTACGCAAACTTTAACCGGCACGGTGACGCAGGTGTCGGGCAACCGCTACAAATGGGTTTTAAACGCGGCGACGACACTGACTCCGGCGAACGACGACGGGGGCGCTTATTACCTAAACTCAGCCAATTTCGTGAACAACTCCGGCGGCTCACTGACGACAGTAGCCGGTAACGTGCAAACCCAAGGATACATGCTCATCACGCCATGACCCTCCGCCTAGCCAACAACGTCTTGACCCGCTACGTGAGCCGCCAAGGCTACGCCGCCGCCGAAAACGTCCCCCTCGACGGCCAACTCGGCGCAGTCGCCGCGCAACTACTCGCATGGCTCGGCGCACAACTCGCGCAGGGCGAAACGCTGGCAGATGTGGTGCTGGAGGCATCGGGCCAAGTGGCGACGGCCTACGAGACGCAGACCGACGACGACGGCAACGAGGTCGAAGTGGCGACGGCTTTCCGTCCGACCATCAGCGCCGCCGTGTCCGTCACCGCGCCCTTGGGGTCGCGGACGTTTGTGGTGAGCAGCGAGAGCCTGCCGGACGAACTGCGCGATGGGCTGGTGGCGGCTTGGCAAAACCTCCACCCATCCGTGCCATCCGTGTAATCCGTGGTTAAAAAATGCGAACCGTAACCCTCCAATCTATACTCCTCCGCGCTTGGCAGCGCGCCGGCAACGACGGCTCGGATATTTCTAACATCCCCACCGGCAGCCGCACCATGATGGTCGCCGCAGCGAACGAACGTATTGCGGACTGCTGGGAGTGGGCCGATTGGCCGGAGCTTTGCCGCGTGGAAGCCCGCACGGTGCAGGGTAACGAGACGAGCGGCTTCTATATTGACTACGAGCAAGTGGGCGAGACGCCGATGGGCGAGGTCTTCGCCGTGCTCCGCGACAACCCGGCGACGCATGTGGCGCCGCGGGAGATTCCTTACACGTTGCTCGGAGATACCATCCGCTTTCCCGAAGCGACCAGCCTGCCAACGACGGTGTATGTGCGCTATCGCATCCGCCCCGAGACTTACACGACGAGCAACCTCACGGCGACTGTTCCCGCCGTTCTCGCCAAAGCCGTTGCCTATCTGCTCACCGGCGACCTCTTAGAAGAAGATGGGCAGATGGATAAAGCGATGCTCATGGAGCAGAAGGCCGAGAGCGAGCTGATTTCCCAACGCGACAAATACGTTTTCCAACAGAACCAACCCACGATGTGGACCGCCCGCGTCAACCAATACTAAATCTATGAATCCTAATGTAAGAACTACCAACCGCCAATCGGGCGCCGTCAGCATCGCCGACACCAACGCCGTGACCGGAGATTTCGTCAGCCTCGACGTGATGACCGACACCAAGTTTCACACTTTGACCGGCAACCTCACCGGCGCCGCCAACGAAACCGAAGCCAGCGCCCACACGGTCAAGGCCGGCACGACCATCGACGGCTACTTCACCGCGATCAAGCTGCACAGCGGCACGGTGATCGCCTACCGCAAATAAATTATGAGCCTGCTGCAA